TATGATGGCAACCCAATCTATGGTCCATTTGCACATGAGAACCCATTAGATCAACAGTCTCCTATTGTTAGGATGACTTCTAGTTACGTTGCTAAAAATTCTAGACAAGAAGGTCCATCTACAGCAACTTATCCTCTTGGAACTTTTATTGATGACTTCGAGTATCGCCATCGTAACGGATCTCTAGATCAAAACAATGGTAGATTCTGCGTAACTCCTGATTTTCCACAAGGAACGTATGCATATTTCTTGACAATTGATTCATCACAGAATCCTGTATATCCATACATTATTGGAGAAAATTACTATTCACTACCAGTAGATTCTAATTACAACTCAAATCTCTCTCAAGATGATTTGCCACTAGATGCTAGGAGACTTTCTTTACCAGGAATTCCAACTAACGGTGGAAACGTTATTGCAAAAATTAAAGACGTAACTTCTGGAAGCATTGATTCTATTGAAGTCAGTTCTTCATCCGCAAACTTTAGTGTTGGATCTGAATTATTCTTTGATAATTCTGGAACAAATGGATTTGGTGCAGAAGCAAGTGTATCATCTGTAAAAGGAAAGACTGTAAACTTCTTAGAGTCTCAGCAAACAAAAGCAACTAGATTAGAAATTATCTCTCCAGCATTCTTGTTTGCTGGAGATACTTTATCACAACCAGCAACAAATTCGTCTGGAGAAATTATTGGTGATGTATTAAATGATAATACTGTTGTTCTAAGAAACGTAACTGGTGTCTTTGACACAAGTAATACTTTCTCGGCATCTATTAAAGTATTGAGTTTGCTTCTAGACAAACCATCTTCTTATGCTGCTGGTTCGATTTTAAAACTAACTGATGGTGCTATTGCAAAAGTTGCTTTTGGTGAAGTTCTAGAAACAACATCGGAATCCAATTTGGTGATTGTAAAGGTTCTTACACAAGTAGACTTTGATGGCAACCCATCTACTCCATTAGATACTCCAACTGGAACTGCACCTTATTATTTTGAAACTGAAGATAATTTAGCAGATCACTTCCTACAAAGTAATAGTCTATCAGACACATCTGGATCAAAAATTGTCAGCATCAATTCTTTGAGTGATGGACTAGAACCATTCGATGTAAACCAAAATGTAGCACTGGTAGAAACAGCACAAAACCATGGTGTTGGTTTAGACGATATTGTTAATGTTTCTATTAACCCAGATGATTCTACAACTACACAAACATATTTTGTAAGAAAGAGAATCTATCAAAACCTTAAATTATCACAACCATCTATTGAGACTGCTGTAAATTATAGTGGTGTTGGTAGACTATTAAACCTAAACGTCGGATGGGACTATACGACTGGTAGTTATACCAATATTCCTCTGACAGGTGGTTCTGGATCTGGTGCTACAGCAAATATTGTTGTTGGATCTGATGGATATGTTACCGACGTTCAAATTAGTGATGGTGGAACAGGATATAAGAGAGAAGACGTTTTATCAGTAGATGATGCCTCCCTCTCAAGATCTGCTGCTTCTACTAGCACACAGAGAGTTAAGTTGGTAGTTGATCATGTTGGAGTTTCGAGAGAAGCTACCAAAATTGTTTTGGATGATGCATCAAAATTTGTACAAAACGATCTATTTAAACTAGACGACGAGATTATCAAGATTGTCTCTATTAGTAGCAATACTGTAACAGTAGAAAGAGCACAAAATAATACTACTGCTGTAGACCACTATGATAATGCAGCGGTATCTCTTTACAATGGAAGATATAATTTTAATGCAAACTTTACTATTAATGGTTGTGAGTCTGTAACTTATGATGCAGATACACAAATGCTATTTGTTGTGTATCCTTCTACCACCAACTTATCTGGATTACAACCAATTACAGATCTTTTCTCTTTCTTTGATAATAGCACTCCACAAAGATTTGTTGACATCGTAGAAGCATCGGATGCTGTTAATAAGTTTGAATTTAGAAAGAACGGCACAACTGACTATGTAACAAATCCAATTATTGAAGTCCAGGAGTATTACAAGTATAAGTTTGATACTTCAGATTCATCGCTATCTGGAACTTATCTTGACTTTAGCCCAAGTAAGAATTTTAACCTCATTCCTGTAGAGAGGGTTGAATCTTCTGTTCTGCCAGGAGCGGCAGGTGCATTTATTGATGTTAAGTTTGGATTTGGTGTTAGAAACGCAGCAAATCAATATGATACTAAAACCTCTACAGATTTTAGCAATTACTACTATTTTGATAAAAATGGAATTTGTGAATCCGAAGGATCTTATCTAACAGTAATCAATGATCCTTTGGTTGGAAGAAAAGTTGTAAATTATGTAACCCCAACTAGATTCTGTTATTCTTTAGACAAGTTGCCACAATGGGATGGTAGTGGATCTATTACTTACACAACGTCATCTGCTTTTGCTGTTGGAGAAATTGCTTCGGTATCAATTACAAATATTGGAGACAATTACCAAAAAACTCCAATTGTAACTGGTGTTCTTCCTGCACCAGATAATATTGCAACTGCAACAGTATTGTATGATGATTATACAGAAACTATTGTTGGAGTTAGAGTAGACACAAAGGGTGCAAATTATTCAAATCCAAAAGTTGTAATTACTGATGGTGATGGAAGAGATGCTACATTCAATGTAATTTCTAGAAATGGAGAAATTTTAGATATTAGAGTTAAGAATAGAGGCAAAGGATATACTGCTGCACCATCTATTGCTATTGTAGAGAGTGATGCATTTATCTTTACTAAAGGTGCAAAGATTGGTGTTCCTAAAAATGTCTCTATTATCAGAAATGGTGGTTCTTTCCACAAAGATAAAACCCTGTATTCTGATTACAGTTCTCCATATACATTCATTTTAAATAATTATCCCGATAATGCATTCAAGCAAGGTGAGGTAGTAATTCAAAGAATTAATAATGTAGAAGTTGCCAGAGGATATGTTGCTATTGGTGGATGGCGTGAAGGATCTAACTTATTGAAGGTCGAAAGAATCCAAGGTAAGTTTAGAGAGAATTTTACAATTCAGAGTTTGAAGACAGGAAATTCTGGTTTGATTACAGGAACTTTTGTAACTCTGTTCAATCCAGATATTACTTCTACTTATGATAATCAAGGATACTACACCTCAGATAAGGGACGAATTGGTAACTCTAACCAGAGAATTACTGATTCCTTCTTCTATCAAGACTATTCATATGTAATTAAGTCTAGAACATCTATCAATGTTTGGAGAGACTTAATTAAGAGTACAACTCACCCAGCAGGTATGAAACTGTTTGGTGAAGTTATTGTAGATCCGAAAGCATCTGCAGAGATGCCAGTAACTTCGCCAAAATCAAGTCACTTTACTGTTCTTGAGTTGGGTGCTAATGCTTCTATTGTTTCTCAGAATACAAGAAGAGTTATTACTCAGAGCATTCAAAGAGTAGAGGATTATAGATCTAGAGAAGGCACAGGTTCTGTATCAGTTCAGGAGTTTAATTTTACAGATTTACTTGCTTCAGAAGTAAAACTTAGTGCTAACTTTGATGGAGAGTTTAATTCTAGTGGTCAACTGGTTGGAACAAAAACTTTCCAATTAGTAGATCCTTCAAACAATCCTGTTGTTCCATATAACGATCAAGCACTTGTTATTACACTAGATGGTGTAATTCAAGAACCAGGAGTTGCATTTACAGTTTCTGGAAGTTCTATTACTTTTGCGGCACCACCTTTAGGTCAGCAAACTGTTGAGGGACAACTTGTTCCCCAACAAAAATTCTTGGGTAAAGTATTTGGTTTTAGATCAAATGCTGAGAATGCTAAGGTACTCAAAAAAGTTAAGAATATCTATCAGAGAAATGGTAGATGGTTGGATGCAGCAAATCAAATTAGACTTAATACAGATTTTATTGTTCTAGAAACTGTTGGTTGGTTTGAAACGACATACTCCACCATCATCAATAACAACACAATTCCTTGGAATATCTTAGAACAGAGATTCAAAGAAGATGTAAGATTAATTTTACAAGCAGTTGAGCATGATATTAGATTTGGTGGTAATGCAAAATCAGTTGATTATGCTACAAACTATTCTGACACATATAGTGGATATGAAACATATATCAAATATGCGTTTGATTATGCAATCAGACTTGCGAAGTTTGCAACATTAAATTGGGATTGGACAACTAAAAATGCTTCGTTTACAGCAGGAAGCAACTTGCTTACAGTTCCAGACACTAGTAGAATTCCTGTTGGAGCAAAAATTAGTGCGGGTAAATCAATTCCTTGGGCAAATAATGTTACTGTTGAAGAAATTATTTCTCCAACAAAGATTAGAATGTCTGCTACTGCTTTGTTTGATAGTGGTGTACCACCAACAAACACTGCTGGTCCTGGTATAACACTCTATAGTGGAACACAAACTGGTAACGTAACTAGTCCTACTGCTATTGCTGGTGTTCAACCACCCAATAGCTACGGCATTGGACCTGGACTTACACTTACAGTACCACCATTGTTCACTGTCTTAGATCAAGTTACCTTTATCATGTCTGGTATTAATAATGGTACTTTCTATGATGCATCAAATACCATCAATGCAAACAGACCATATATTACAGACTATGCTGTAAACTGGGCAAAGGCAACTTATCCTGCTATCAACTGGACTTCAAAAGAAACTAAGTGTCGTAGAGATATTGGATTCTTACTGGATGCAGTCATTAAGCATTTGAGATTTGGTGGAAATGCAGATCTTGTTGAATTTGCAGAATTGTATTTCCTTGGAAGTCAACTACAGTATGTTAATAATCAATTAACAGAAACTCTAGCAACATTTAGAAAGGTTATTGTTGAACTCTGTGTTCAAGCAATGCGTCAAACCTTGAGTGGTAGCAATCCATATACTAATATCACTCCAGTAATTGATAATAATATTATTACAGATGCTCTATCACCAACTTGTGCAGAAGTTGAGTCTACACTCAATACTTTCTATGATATTATCGAGACCATCTTTAATACTGGACCCTCTGTAATTCAACCAACCTCATTGAATCAGAATAAGGCAGGAAGATTTACAGCTCTAACTCCAATCACAAATTACAATATTATTCCAGATACTCTGCTTCCATTCCAAGAATGTGAAGATGTTATTTCTGCTGTTGCTTCTCTACAAGCAAATATTAGTAATGCTATTGATAAGCAGTCTGTAACAAGAACAACACCCGATTACATCGATGGAGAAACTAAGATCTTTGATCTATATTGGGAAGATGGAAGTGATGTTCTATTAGATGGTCCAGAGGATAATTTATTCGTTGCTCTAAATGGAGTATTACAGAGACCACAGTTTGCTCTAGACGATCCTGCTTTTGATGCATACTTTATCGATAGAACTAAAACACCAAACCAAATTGTATTTGATTCTCCACCAATCTGGGATCAAGATTTCTCTGCTTTGACAATTGGAGAGGCAACAGCAGTAGAAAAATTCTTTGCTTATAATGTTGGGTCTTACAGAAGATTTACAACAGATAAGTCCCTCATCGCTGTTGCTGACAGTTCATTTGCAGGACCATTCTTAATTGTTTCAATTGAAGATGGTAAAGTTCTTAATGTTGATGATGAGGACTTCCTAGTTGTTCTGGTCAATGGCGTGATTCAAGAATATGGATCTGCATTTACTGTAAGCGGACCTGCAATTACATTCAAATATCCACTAAGAAAAGAAGACGTTGTTGATATCAGATTGCTTTATGGTAAAGAATATGAAAAGACAGTAACTTTCTATGATCACGAACCAGGAAGTTACTTATTAGAAAAAACTATTCGTGTCGATGATTCTAACAGATCTGTTTGGTATGAGTTTAATAATTGGTGGAATGCGAAAAAACCAGTTCCTACTGATTGGAGTAATGTATACATCTATCAACAAAGAACTAATGGATCACAAAATCCAATTGGAAAACTTATTAATTATTGGTGGAATGGTGGTTACTTCTATGTAAGCACTAGATCTAACAACAACATTCTAGAATCTGAACTCTTATCATTTGGTGTACTTCAAAGTCCAAATGGTCCTGTATTTACAATTAATCCACTATCAAATGCATTTGCACTGACAACTGAAAATGTTGGATCGGATGGTATTACTGAGTTGAGCAGAGAGTCTCAGACTTGGTATAAAAATGATGTAGCATTTACAAAAGATGCTCTACAGAAAAAGGGATTCTTTAAGATTGCCCCTGGTGATAGAGTTAAGATTGATGGTGAAAAAACTTTCAGAACTATCAAGAAAGTTGCTGATAGTATCTACGCAAAAGAGTATAGAACTAATAAGGACGTAACTTCTGATCATTATGGCGATTATACAGTAACTCCATACAATGATATTACCCGTGGTGAAGGACTCAGTGTAGTTGCCAACATGAGAGGTTCTGCAAACCTCATTTCGAGAGCTGATCGTGGCGAAAATTATTCTGATGAGAATGGAATTACATGTACTGGAGGCACTGGATCTGGATTAACTGTTAATATTACAGTTAACAATGGAGAAGTTGACACCATTACTGTAGTAAACAAAGGATCTGATTACACTATTGGTGATGAAATTACTATCCCACAAACAGGTTCTAATGGAGAAGCTACTTTTAGAATTAGCAGTTTAATTGATGCTTACGTTCATACATTAACTTGGAATAAAAAAGTTCAACGTGCAGATGGAACTTTTAGTGAACCAACTGCTTATCAGTATTATACTGCTCCACTTCTTGAGTTTAGACCAAAGAGTGGTAGTGGTGGTGGTGCAAAAGCACAAGTAATTGTAAGTAATGGTCATGTAGTTTCTGTTGAACTTCTAGATGGTGGAAGTGGATATGCAGAAGCGCCAAAAGTTGTAGTAACAAGACAGTACAAAATTGTACGAGACAATGATGTTGAAGTCAACGTAATCAAAGTTGGCATTAACAAAGTTATCAAGCAGTCTCTTACAATCTCTAGCACCATTGATCAAATTTCCCTGCCACCACCAGGACTTGCTCTTATTTCTACTATTGTTCTAGATTCTGTACAGAACGTCCAAGACAATATTATTGAAAATATTTGGCCAGAGGCAGAAGATGTTGAAATGCCTGTTGGTGCTGAGCAACCAGGGGCACAACAAGTTTACAGATCTATTGATAGAGTAGAAACTATCGATGTTGGTGAACAGAAGAGAGTTGTAAAAGAACTCACTTCACTGCTGTTTACCGCTGGTGTCAACGTACTTACATCTTCTACTCTCACTACAAACAAAGAAATCACAACATCTATTGTTCGTGAGATTGATAATACACGCTTTGAAAGCGTTGTATATAATGCACCTGCTGCTACACTACAAATTCCTCTCAGTATTGGGGATACTATTGTATACATCCCAGATACAAGCAAGTTTGACAGCAGTGGAAAACTTCTTGTTGGAAATGAAGTCATCTACTACCCACGCAAGTATGACGATCGTTTCCTCTTCTGTAAGAGAGGAGTTGATGGAACTACTGAACAAAATTGGTCAGCAGGAACATTTATCCGCCAGATCGAAGATTATGTATCCGTTGTTCCTGGTGGTGTCAACGTTATCAGTAGTTCTTCTTCTACTGCTGGTCCAACTGCACAACCAGGAGCAGAAATCTTTAGACAAACTAGTGCTTCTGGATCTGCACTAGAACCTCTTGCAGTTGTAACTCTGCCAGATACTACTAAGACAGAACTACTAATCTTTACACCTGAGTCTGGATTAGTTGATTATTTTATTGAGGATGTATTCTGGACAAACCCTGTAGTCACCAGAAATAATGGTAACGTAACCCTGGTTTCAAAAACTGTGACACAGAGATCTGGAAATATTATTAACGTTAAGAACCAAAACTTTGGAGTTCTAACTTATACTGGTAGATATAAAGTTGGTAACCTTGGACATAATATTGGAAGATTTAATGCATTACTTGATGATGGATCTGCAAATGTCTCTAATATGACTTTGCAAGAAATGGATAGATATTTTGCTGATGTCACACTCAAAGACTTTACTGATCGCGCAGAATCTAACTTTACCAGATCTGGAATTTACTGGAATTTAGCGAATGCTTCATTCCAAAATCCAGTTGCAATTGTGCAATCTACTGGTGCTGTAGTACCAACTGTATTTGTACAAGACACAACGTACTTCCCAGTATCTGGTTACTTGTTCACTTCTGCTGGATCTGTTATTCAATATACTGGAAAAACAGCAACAGCCTTTACAGGATGTACTGTTGTTAGGGGAGCATCTATCGTCACAAGTGGCGATGAAATTGTCCCTCATGTAATTTCCTAAATATTGCTATAAATATAAATAACTCAGGCACAACCCACGTCGGAACGAAAAACAAATGGCTGCTATTATCTCTGATAAGTTTAGAATTTTTAATGCTAAGCAATTCCTAGAATCGCTTTCTGAGGGTGCTAATGATACTAGCGCCGATCGTACAAGAATGTACTTCTTCGTAGGAAGACCCCAAGCATGGGCAGGTTACATCGAAACTTACTCCATTGTTGGCGGAAGTTTCACCGTTGGTAACGAGGTCTATGTCGGATCTTCTTACGCTAACGCAACGTTTAGAGCAACGATTGCCGCAGTTTACAGCAATGCAATCCTCGTAACTGGAGTCTTTGGATCACAAGGTGTTAACTCAACTCCTGGTGCAATTGGCGCAAGTCTCGTCGAGTGGGACGGCGCTGCTGCAACTGGCGTAACTGCAAGTGCTGGTGTATATCGTTACGGAACAGAGAACGAACCACCCCTACCTCTAGATAACCAAACAGAGAAGTTTGATGTTTTCGACGACATCATTGCAGCAAAGAGAATCACTGACGAATTTGCCCGTGGTGTTATTCGTCGTTATAACTGGGATTTGGTTGCTAACCCAATCTTTGACATGTGGAAACCAGATTATTCATCAACCCCAGCGGGTGGTGGACAAGTTGGTAAAGCAGCATCTACTGGTGCAACTGCAATTGGTGATGCTAAGTTCTATGTCATGAACAGCAACTATGAAGTATTCAAGTGCCTTTACAACGGTCAGAATCCATCAAACCCAGGTGGTCAGAACGCAACTCAAGAACCACTAACAACTTCTGGTAACTACAGCAACGGAATCTTTACTGAGTCTGCTGGTGCTGGATATGTTTGGAAGTACATGTACACACTCCCAACTGATGATGTACTACGCTTCCTATCTTCTGACTTCTTGCCTGTAGTTCTTCCAACTGAAGCATCTAGAATTGCAACTGCAGCTGCTGCAGTAGATGGAGAAATTGACGTTGTACTAAGAATTGATGACGGCGCAGGTCTTCCTGCTGCTACAACTCTCTACAGTGCTATTCGTGGTGACGGATCTGGTGGTGTTGTTCAGGTTACTACAACTGCTGGCGGTGCTATTGATACCCTCACCGTTGTTGCAAAAGGATCTGGATACACTTATGCAAGTGTTGATCTTTCTGACGGCAATTGCTTCGGTCAACCAAACCTAACTAGCCCAGTTTCAACCACTGGTCAGCGTTCACATCTAGAAGTTGTACTACCTCCTAGAGGTGGTCATGGTTCTGATATGGAACTAGAACTCAATGCTAAGCGTGTTATGACTAACATTCGCTTAACTTATGCAGAAGGTTCTGGTGACTTCCCCGTAGACAACGACTTCCGTAGAATCGGTATTATCAAAGATCCCCTTGATGCTGCAACAACAGCTTTTGCGACATCAAGCACACTTTCAGGTCTATTCTCAGTTAAGATTACTGGAACTGGCGGTACTGACTACATTGCGGATGAAGTAATCACTCAAACTGTAAATGGTGGTGCTAACACTGCATATGGAACTGTAGTTTCTTGGGTTCTTGACAGCGGTTCAACAACCGATGGTATCCTCAAGTATTATCAGTCACCTTCTCAGCACATTGATTCTGATGGTAAGGTTTATGCTTTTGAGGCAAATGGTGCTCAAGCAGTCACAGGCGCTGACTCACAAGCAGCAGGATCTCCAGACACAACCAACAACGCAGTTGTTGAAGGTGTACAACTAACTAACGGTCTTGCTTCTCCTGAAATTGATAACAACTCAGGAGATATCATTTACGTTGAGAACAGAAGACTAATCACTCGTGCTCCTGACCAAATTGAAGACATTAAACTTGTTATCGAATTCTGATCAAAATTAGATAATTTAAGTCCCCCGAGCAATCGGGGGATTTTTTTTATCTCTATAAATACTAGGGACTAGATACTAGTATTTGGCGGAGTAAGATGCCTCAGAAGACGAACCTTAATGTAAATCCTTATTTCGAGGACTTTGACGCGAACAAGAATTTTTATAAAGTTCTTTTCCGTCCTGGATACTCCATTCAAGGAAGAGAGCTAACGCAACTTCAATCAATTCTTCAGAACCAAATTGAAAGTTTTGGTAAGTATTCTTTCAAGCAAGGTGAACTTGTAATTCCTGGTGAAGTAGGACTCAATAACAAATTAGATTTTGTTAAGTTATCTTCTGTCTCAGAAGTTGCAGTAAACGATGGTGCTGGAAATATCGTATACAAAAAGTATGATATTTCAGCATTGGTTGGGCAACAAATTCGTGGTTTAACTTCTGGCGTCATTGGTAATGTAGTTTCTAGTAAGGGTGCTACCGAAACAAATTCGGATACTCTGTTTGTTGTATACACAACCAGTGGTAATGCCAATAACGAGACTACCTTTAGACAAGGTGAGACTCTAGAAGTTATTAATGGCATCAACACTCCATTAATGGTTGTTGGAACAGACGGATCTGTTCTTCCAACTGCATTGACTGTTGTAGATCCAGATACACAAGCAGAATCTTCTGTAGTCAGTCCAGCAATGGGTTTTGCTTCAGCGGTAAAGGTTGAAGAGGGTATCTATTTTGTCAATGGTTATTTTGTTCGCAATGACGAGCAACTACTAGTAATCGATCCATACTATAATGCACCCAGTGCAAAAATTGGATTCCTGGTAGAGGAAGACATTGTAACTCCAGAAGAAGATGCATCGCTCTACGATAATGCAATTGGGTCTTCAAACTTCTCTGCTCCTGGAGCACACAGATTAAAAATTTCTCTATCACTCAAGCAGTATTCTTTAGATACTCAAACTGATAAGAACTTTATTCAATTACTACGTGTTAGAAGAGGAGTAATTGAGAAGAAAGTAGTACAAGCAGACTATTCACTTTTAGAGCAAACACTTGCTAGAAGAACTTATGATGAGTCTGGCGATTATGTTGTTGATAACTTTTCTGTAGATGTAAGAGAATACGCACAGAAGGAAGGAAACAACGGTGTTTATGCCGCTGACAGTGAAGGAAATTATAACGGACTTTCTGAGCAAGATGCATCAGAAAAGATGCTTGCTAATGTTGGACCTGGAAAGGCATACATTAGAGGATATGAAATTGTAAACAAAGAAACTAAAGAACTAGAAGTAAGCAAGGCAAGAGAAACTCTAGATAGTGACAATGTTACAATTAAAACCAGAGGTCTTCCATCTTATTCTGTAAAGAACGTATCTGGTTCTATTCCTCTAAATGCTGAAGGATCTGATCTTACTGCATATCCAGACGTAGAATTGTACAACGTATACAATGATGCTGTTGTAGGAAGAGCGATTGATTTTACATCAACGCAAAGATCTACAGAAGATGCTGATGGCAGAATCAATACTATTAATCGCAGAGGATCTCTCTTCACTGATTCTGATGGTATTAAAACCGTAACCGTAGAAGTTAGCCAACAGAATTTAGTTCTTAAAGCAAACCCAACAAATAATGCAAGTCCAACACTAGTCTTCAGTGACATCTGTGATTCTAATGGTGAATTACACGCTGTTTCGACTAGAGCATCTGGTTTACCAGAAGCATATAACTCATTTAAGGTAGTTGGTTTTAGTATTGTAAAGAGAGCAGATGCTAGCCCTGGTGATCCCAACAAAAACTTTGCTGAAATTACACTTCTTGGTAACAAAGCAGAACTATCTGCTCTGCTAGAATATGACCCCGAAGATGATGGATCAAGAAGATTCTTGTTCTTGGGTACAACAACTGGCGCTGGTCAAGGTCCAATTGCAACTTTTACAAAGACTAACGGAACAATTCTTGCGGGTCAATCTTCACAAACTTATAGTGATGTAACTGGTGTTGCATCTGCTAATGGTGTTAATGCAAAGTTTAACGTTGAAAGAGATGGAACTGGCGCAATCTCATCAGTAACAATTGCTGATGCTGGATCTGGATATACTCCAACAGAAACAATTACTATTCTTGGAAGTTCTATTGGTGGTGCAGATACAACTGATGACATTGTTATCACAGTTGCTAGTATTGTACCCGTAGAAAAGTTAGGATACATTGTTGACTACAGTGAAGTTGTAACACCACTTATTGGTACAACAAAACCAAGTAACTTTACACTAAAAGAAAAAGGATTTGGTTTCAACTCAGATACCGATGTAGTTGTATCTAAAGGCACTTTGTCTGATGGAAGCAAAGCATACAATAGTATTTTTGGATTATCGTACTTTGGTCCTCAATTCTTTACTAAGATTATTCTAGAGAGTCAACCAGAAAATGGGTTTGGTCCTGGTGATTATATTATTGGTGCAACTAGCGGAGCATATGGTATTGTAGAGGGAACAACACAGTCTGCATTTAGTAGTTCTGGAATTCTAATGATTCGTAAACTCTCTGGTGAGTTTAAATCAGGAGAAGTTCTAAAAGATGAGAACGATAACTCTGCAAAAATCGCAACAGAAAATACGATCTCTCATTTCGTAACCAAGTACAGATCAACGGGTGGATATACTGCTAGCAGTGGTCCATCAAATTCTGTTGTTACTATTAGCATTAACGGTCAATTATTTGATACCTCAAAAGTCACTGTATCTACAAATGCTGCTGGTGAGGTAATGTATGTTGATATTCGTGACAGAGCTTCGTTTACTCAAACATATTCTCAACCACCTGTTATTACAGTAACTACTGGTCTTAGCAATATTTCACTTGCTGCAAGAGTTGATGCTATCTTGTATAGAAATACAGTTGTCAATTACAATCCTCAAGACGTTAAGTCTTTTGGTGCCGCATTTGGATCTCTTGGTGCAAACAAGTTTACTGCTGACATTGAAGATGAAAAGACAGAATATGTAAATCTTGTATCCATCACGGAATTTACTTTCTCAGGTAAAAAAGGATTTAAGTTCCTTGAGTGTAATGGATTTGGTGGAGATGCTACACAATTCGTCAAGCAAGGTGATTATGTCCAATATACTGGAACAGATGGTCTTTCTGTAAAAGGAATGGTTCAATATGCAACTGAACCAGAAGGAACAATCAAGTCAAGAATCTATCTTGATAAGTGTTTACCAGAAGAAGTAGTAAATGGAAACATCGTCAAGATTGTTCCCAAGATTGATAACTTCGCACAAGGAACTTTAATTTATCCAACAGGTAGTGGTCAAGTTTCTTCTATCTCTAGAGGATCTGAAGACTCTAAGATCAAATACTACTATAGAAGAGATTTTGTTACCACGTCTACTACCAGTGGTAACTTCATTACGTTTACCGCTCAGTTGCCATTTGGAACACAAAGGTTTGTTACTTTTGATGAGTCAAACTTTATCATGAGTGTTCTTGATCCAGGTGATTCTACTAACGTAAAAACTGGTGACATTATTTACTTAACCAGTGATAATATTGCCACATCAAACACTACTGATCAAGCAAGTGGATTAAATGCTGGTTCTGTTATCATTACATTGCCAACTAGTGTATTCAACGCTACAACTAATTTCCCCAAATTAAAACTATCTGCTACTTTAGAATTAAGTAAAGCACGTCCTAGAATTAAGACTGCTGTAAAGAATAAGAGAATTCTTATCAAGTCTGTTGGTGATAGAGTAATCCCAATCAGAGGAGAAAACTTTGATGATGAATCCACTACCATTTCCTCTTACTCTGATGCTTTCCGTGTCAGATATGTCTATGAAGGAACATCAGTTGCTGCACCAGATGTAGATACTGCTGGTAATCTAGTTGGTAATGGAACTGATATCAGTGATAGATTTACATTTGATGATGGACAAAGAGATACTTATTATGATGTATCCAGACTTGTTCTAAAACCAGGATACCCTGCTCCAACTGGTCAGATTGTTATTGCTTTTGATTACTTCGAGCACTCCCAAGGAGATTTCTGCACAGTTGATAGTTACTCCCACGAAGCTGGTGTAACTCTAGAAGAAATCCCATCATTTAACTCATCTGTCCATGGTATTGTTTCACTCAAGAACGTTCTTGACTTTAGACCAAAAGTAGACTCTTCTGCATATGTTTCTGGATTTGCAAACGTTTCTTCGAGACAAGAACCAACAACAACATTCACTGGAGAAGGTGGTGTTGTTTCTGTAACTCCTGCTCCTGATACTAACCTCGAATATACATTCAGCTTTAGTCAATCAGAATTCCTTAATAGAATCGATGGCATCTTCCTTAACAAGAAAGGACAATTCGTACTTAAGGAAGGCAACTCTTCACAGAATCCAACACGTCCAGAACCACTGGATGACGCAATCGCTCTATACTATCTCTATATCCCAGCATTTACTACAACCAGTAAGGATGTAAGAATTACTCCTGTTGATAATCGTAGATATACGATGAAGGATATTGGTAAACTTGAGAAGCGTATTGAGCGTCTTGAGTATTACACTACCCTTAGCATTCTTGAGCAGCAAGCACTAGGAATGCAGATTCGTGATGACATTGGTTTTGACAGATTTAAGACTGGATTTATCGTTGATAATTTTGAGACTCATAAGATTGGTGACATTTCTTCCGCAGACTATCTCTGTGCTATCGATACCCAACAATCTGTACTCAGATCTCAAAGCAATGAAGAATCATTTGGATTGAGAGAAGTAAACAGTAGAGATGACCAGAGAGTTATTGATGGATACCAGAAGACTGGTGATATTGTTACTCTGCCATACACAACACTTCCTCTTCTAGGAAATGACTTTGCTACAAAGACAATCAATCCAAATCCATTTGTAGCACTTCAATACGTTGGAGAAGGTCAGCTATCTCCAAGAATCGATCCTTGGTATGACAAGACGGTTGAACCTCTCATCGTAGATAACAATACACAACTATATTCTATTTTCATCGCTAAAAATGAAATTAGAGATTCATTCTCAAGTCTATTCAACTCGTTTGTAATTAACTGGGTTGGATCTAAGGATGTATCTGGTGAGATTACTTCTTTCGGAAGCATCAACTCAGACTCTGCTGGATCAAAAGTTCAGCAAGCATCTGTTGCTAGTTCTTCTAATGTAAGTCCTCAGAATAATGAGATTGGCAAGGGTCTATCAACCGACTCCTCTGATAAGGGAACAGTAGCTACTTCACTGAGATTCTTTGCAAGAAGTATTGCAGTTAAGTATGTCCTAAGAAGACTCAAGCCTTCTACAAAACTATATCCTTTCTTAGAAGGAAAGGATATTTCTAGATGGATCAATCCAGATAACAAGTTTACTGGAATTGCTGGAAGTTCTCTTCAGGGATTCAACGGTCCAATTATCACAGACGAAAACGGTAATGCTAGTGGACTAATTCTCATCCCTGGTGGATATGCACCACTTCAAAATGCTACCTGGACAGGCAATCCAAATACTATTCAGTATGATACAACTTCTGAGCAAGTAAGAGTAACGACTGGAACTAAAACTTTCAGGTTCACCTCTAGTGCTTCTAATGCTGCTAAGGAAGAAGTTGATACTTATGCAGAAATCAAATACTATGCTATCGGAAGACTCCCCGAAAACCCAGCAACAATTAACTCAACTTCACCAGCAATCTTCAAGGCAAATGAAGGTGTCCAGATTATCGATAGTGTAACTGATGTTGAAGCAAGACCAAATCCACTTGCACAAACATTCAAGATTGAAAACTTTGAAGGTGGTTGCTTTGCTACCAGTGTTGACCTCTACTTTAACAAGAAGTCAACTAATATTCCAATCAGAGTTTATCTAACAAATACAGAGAGTGATAAACCAGGAAAATACATTGTTCCTGGAACAGAAGTATCACTTGTTCCAAATACGAGAATTCGTGTATTCACTAGCGGAACTTTAACAGTCACGATTGGTGAAACTATTACTGGTGCTAGATCAAACTGCAGCGGTCCACTTGCCAAAGTCCTTGACAGAAATAACAATGAAGTTACTGCTTCCAGTAGTGGTGTTGTTACTTTAACCAACGAACAAGTATACACATTTGTTCTAGACAATCATAATGGAAAAGAGTTTGTACAGAATGAAACTCTTATCATTGGATCTTTGACAACATTTAATGCAACTAACAACACAGACCTTTCAATTACTATTGCAAAAGACGCTGGTAAGGTTTCTGAACTAGTTGTCAAGGAAACAGGATCAAACTACGATTCTGCAATTCTCTCTGTAGAAAGTCCACAACTTCCTGGAGGAAGTGTTGCAAATGGTAGCGTTAGTATCTCTGGTGGAGAAATTTACAACACAGATGTAACGTTGTTTGGATCTGAGTATACTGCTCCTCCATCTATCGTTGTCAAAGGCATTGGTAATGGCGCTTCTGGTGCCGTCATTGAGGCAAAATTGACTATCGATACCCCTGCGGTAAGAATGGGTGTTGCAATCGATCCTACGGGCGTTACACAGTCAACTACACCAACTAAGTTTAAGTTTGCAAACCCCGTTTACTTACAGAACAACTCTAAGTATGCTCTAGTAATCGAAACAGACTCAACCGAATATGCAATTTGGACATCTCGCCTTGGAGAGATTGAGATTGCTACCAGCACACCTGTTACCACGCAACCTCTGCTTGGATCTGTATTCAGATCTCAGAACGTTGATACTTGGGCAGAAGATCTATTTGAAGATATCAAATTTACCATCAACCGTGCTGAATTTGATATCAGTAGAGTTGGAAGTTTGAAGGTCGAAAATGAAGATCTTGGTTATCAGTTACTAGGAACAAATCCAATTCAAACTGATGGCACCTCAAATGCTGGCGCAACTTCGGACTTGTTTAGAAACAACAATAAGATCCTAAGAATCCTGCATCCAAACCATGGTTTTGAAGATCGTGGTAAGTCATATGTATTCTTCAGAAATGCAACAGAGGTTGCTGGTGTAACTGCTACACAACTGAACACAACACTCTTTGAGGTAAAAGGTGCTGGTGTTGATTACTACCACATTGAAAACGCAACTGTTGCTGCAAATACTCTTCGTGGTGGCGGTGGAAATATTCTTGTTGCGACAAACAAGAAATATGAGCGTATGTATCCACAGGTGAATTACCTAACTTTCAGTGCAACTAAGGTTGAAACTAAAGTTAAGTCAACTAATATTGTTCCTGTAGACTCAAATACGACAAACTATGTTTCTTACTCACAAACAGATTATGAAAAGACTTTCCTGAATGAAATTCACTACTTCAATAATCAGAAAGTATTGGCATCTAAGATTAACCAGACTTCAAATAATCTAGACAGATCTTTTGAGTTGAAGATTGATCTTTCATCTACAGTCTCTTATCTGTCTCCAGTAATTGATCTTTCTTCTGCTTCTGTCAAATACTTGTCAAATAGAATTGAAAAAGCTGTTGGACAAGAAGACAGATATGGAAGAAGAGATCAAATCTTGAAGTTCAAGGATGTTTATTATTTCTCTCTCGCAAATATTCCTGTTGGAACTGATATCGATGCTGATAACAACCAAGCAATCGAAGGTTATGAGAGTAAAGCAAAGGGAACTATTATTAGAAAGACTGTTGTTAGTGGAACCACTAACATCTGGGTAAAAGTTTCTACTACAAATGGATTCCAGAAGAATGAAGGTATCATCTTTGGTGGAGCAAATGCTAGTGTCTCTTGGGATCCAACAGCAAATGCTGGAGCAGGTGGAGGAGGAGCAGTTGGATCAGATCCAACCAGAGAAATTTTCTCTGTAAATGTTGCCGACTTGATTGTTGCAAGAAACCCAAGTCTACTAACATCAACCTTTAATAATAAGATTGATGGTAAAGTTCAGTTCTTTGATTCTAAGAATCAAACAATTACTCTTAAGAATGATAAGAAACCCTATGGTAATCTTGGTTACACCGAGTCTCTATTAGAATCGTCATCTTCTGGAAATGCAAGATCTGGTGAAGGTGTAGAAGATATCTTTAGAGTTGGAGATATTATTTCCTATCCTGATCAAGCATCAGAAACCGCTGGTTATTGGGAAATCAAATCAATAGAATACACAGATGGTATTGAATTTAGACCAGAAATTACTTTCAGTGATAGTTCTTCTATTGCAAAATATGTAAGTAAGGAAATTTCTATTGGAAACCCAGGAACTTCTATTGATGTAAGATTGACTGCAAATGTCAAGAACATCAACGACATTCAAGTTCTCTACAGATATAAGAGATCTTCAAGTCAAGAAGCATTTGATAACATTGAATGGGAGTATTTCAACGGCACTGGTTTACCAGATACCGAGGAATTCCCAACCAGTGAAAATAGCATTTCTGGAATTGTTGAAAAACAAAGTTCATATCAAGAACTCAAGTTTAGTGTTGCCAACCTTCCAGAATTTTCTTCCTTTGGTGTCAAGATTGTAATGAGATCTAACGATCCTGTTTTTGTACCAAAAGTCCAAGATTTACGTGCTGTTGCTTCATATTGATTTCCGCGTATGTCATATATCAAAGTTTCTGGACATGATGGTCTCGTAAGGGACGAAAACACAGGTGCCATCATCAATGTGGACAATTCTGCCATTGAAGCAAGGCGGAAATCAAAACAACTGAATTCCGCGTTGCAAGACATAAATATGTTGAAGGATGAAGTCTCTGAAATCAAATCCCTACTTAGAGAGTTAATAAGAAATGCCAGCAATTAACGTCGCAAGAACTGATACCCTTGAGCAGCAGAGGGTAAAAATTAATGAAATCGGTACACAAATTTTTAATGTCACGGCAGGTGGCAGTGATCTTGCTACTGGTAATCTAAAGTTAGGTGATGGAACAGTTGCTACTCCATCTTTAGCTTTTACCAATGAACCTGGATTAGGTTTAATTAGACCTCTTAACAATACCATTCAATATGTTTCTGATGGTAAAAAATTATTAAACATTGCATCTTCATCAACAACTTTCTTTAAAGATGTAATTTTACAAAAAAACGGACTGAATACACAAGGAGTCTTTATTGTATCTGGTGGACAAAATTATGAAGGTGGTGTATACACCAATGTAGAAATTGTTGGTGGTACTGGTAGTGGTGCATTATCTACAATTACTGTTGAAAATTTTGGAGGATCAATTACTACTGATGGTGAGGGATACTTGCAAGGTAATTTCTCCAACGTCAATTTGGTTGGTGGTTCTGGTGCTGGAGCTACAGTATCCTTTTCGGTAGATGGAATTGCTAATGGAACAGTTACTCCTGGATCTGGATACACCGATGGCGTGTACAGTGGTGTAAATCTAAATGGTGGAAATGGAAATGGAGCTGTTGCCGAAATCGTAGTAATTTCAGGTGAAGTTAATACAGTTTCTTTTTCCAATGAAGGTTCTGGATATCAAAACGGAGATATCTTGACTGCCAATACAGCGGACATTGGTGGAACTGGTAACGGATTTAATTATGAAATTACAACAAATCCAGGAATTATTGATGAATTAACATTCCAGATTAAAGAAGCGGGATATTTAGTTGGAGAAGTTCTTTCTTTACCAACAGGTGTTAGTGGTATCAGTGTAACTCTCCCAGGAGAGGTAAGTGGACTATCAACTACATTAAACAATGCAAGTGCTCAGATTACTGTTGCTTCAACAACAGGTATTGTAGTTGGTATGTCTGTTACTCAAGATCCTGGAGATGTTGGTATTATTGATCCAACTGCTACTGTTCAAAGTATTGATAGTGCTACAGAATTAACTTTGACAGCAGCACCTCTGGTTTCTGGTGCGGCTTCATTAACATTTACATCACCAAATCCTCAGCAACTAACAGTACCTAATAGCAACGTATTTAATCAGGGAGATATTCTCACTGTAACTTCTGGGACAGGTCAATTTGCAGCAAATACAACCGTAAGTATTATTATTGATGCAACTACAATCTTTCTATCAGAAATTCCAACAGCTGCTGGTCCAGCAGTAATTTCAACATCTCCCCCATATGGTGTTGGATCTACTCCACTTCAATATACAATCGATGCAGTTGGAACTGTTGGTGAAGTTATCATTACTGATGCTGGAAACGGATATTCTATTGGTGATAATCTAACTGTAGATCCAACAAATTTACTTCAAACTATTACATATCAGGTTTCTTCTCAGACTACAGAAAAAGTAACATTTTCACCAGCAGTTCCAGCTGGAGTTTTCCAAGTAGGACAGCAAGTACAAAATCAACTTTCTACGGGAATTACTAGTGAAGTTTATGAAGTAGTTTTAAATGGCGGTAATATTGATTATATTATTATTGGTTCTTTAGGATTAAACCAATCAGATGTTCTGGAAGTATCTACAAACACAAGTTTAAATGGCACTGTTGATGTTTCCGAACAAAAAAATAAGTATTTTATTGATCTTGATGATGGTAATGGAGCACTATACAGACCGAGTTTAACTTTATATCCTGGAAATACTTATAGATTTAATTATCCAAGTGGTCACCCATTTGGATTTAGTAGAAGCAGAGATGGAAAATGGAGTCCAGGAAATATTACAAACATCTCTGCAACTGTTGATGTTACTACAAAAACAGTAACTGTTTCATCAACTACAGGAATCCTTGAGGGGATGTTAGTTTCTGAAATTGGAATTGGTGCTGGTGAGATTGAAACAGACACTGTAGTTGAATCTGTAGTAGATGCTACAACTATAATTCTTTCAAAATTACCAGTAAATTCTGGGTCTATGACTTTGGAATTTACTGGATCTGAATATACAGATGGTATTGTAAGAGAAGGCAATTCAAACTATATTATTTTTAAGGTTAGTGAGTCCACGCCATCTACATTGTATTATTATTGCTTCCTCCACCCAGATATGGCGGGAGAAGATGGTTTAGAATCTACAGTTTCAATTGCAGCAAACAATCCCAGATTAATTGGTAGTGGATTGTCTATTGGTGTATCACAAATTACAGTAGAAGATATTATTACTATCAACAATGATGCTGGTTCAATAACTTGTGTTGATTTGACATCTACAAGTGCAACCATTGATTCTGCAACTATAACATCATTGCAATCGAGTTCTTTAACAGCTACAACTTTTAATGCTACTACTATAAGCGCATCTACATTAACAATTTCATCCCCAACTACAAACATTAGTGGAGATGTAAATATTGGATCTACAATTACAGTAAATGCGGTTTCTGGTGAAATTACTACTAGTGGTATCTTAAGAACCAATGATAAACTAAATGTCAATAACATTGGATTCATTGAAGATAATGAATTTTATGTTACTAGTGGAAATCTTGTATTAAGACCACCAGCTTTAAATGTTGCTAAAGTTGATTCTTCTACTGCATTAGTTATTCCTGCTGGCACAACTGCAGATAGACCAACCACACTAGCGCAGAATGGTTCTATTAGATTTAATACTACTACAGAACAATATGAGGGATATAATGCAACAACGACCTCTTGGTCTTCTCTTGGAGGAGTAAGAGATATTGATGGAAATACTTATATTCTTGCAGAACTGACAACTGGAGCAAATGATAATACATTATGGTTCTATAATGATAGTGCTAACACATTAAAATTAACTCCAGAATTTTTAGATTTTAGAAATGTAAAGAAAATTTCTTCTGGTAAATTAGGACTTCCAGCATTCTCGGTATGGTCATCAAACACTCCCGTTTCTGTCGGTCAGTATTTGAAGTATAGAAATAATTTGTATGAGGTTACAGGAGCAGGAACAACAGCAACTTCTGGAAGTGAACCAACACACACTTCTGGAGTTGCAAATAATGGAACTGCACAATTAACTTGGTATTCTTCATCTGTATCTCCGTTAGAATTTACAGAGATAGAAGAGTTGCGAGTAGGACCAAATAAAGATTGTCCTTTGATTATCAGTCAAGAAACAAAAATTCTAGACAATGTAATTTCAACTCTTGTTCAAGATTTGGTATTGACTCCAAATTCTGGTAAGAAAGTAACTATTGATGCTCCATCTTCGCTTGTAATTCCTGTTGGCAATACGAATCAAAGAGGTTCTGCGGCTCAGGGATCGATCAGATACAATACAACAATATCTCAGTTTGAAGGATACAGTGGAGCTAACTGGTCTTCTCTCGGTGGAGTTAGAGATGTTGATGGAAACACATATATTATTCCAGAAACTGCACCTGCAGCAAATGAAAACATTTTATATTTCTACAATAATAATGTAAATACAATTCAACTAAGTGAGACAGAACTTGATTTCACAAACATTGATACCATTACAACTAGTGGTGGCAATTCATTAGCACTGAATACTGATATTTTAACCTTAGATAGTTCTGCTACAACTATCGACAACACAGATGCTTCATCTACATTTATTAGTACAACAAAACAATATTTGGATTTAGGACTTTCAAGTGGACTAAATGTAGACCCTGTGTTGAGATTAGATGATCAAGGTGATGTGTACTTGAATACTGGATTTGGCACGGGAACTTTTAACGGAGTTAAAATTTTTGATGGTGACCTAAAAGATTTTGAACTAGCAGATTACGCTGTTGCTACAAAAACTTTTGATTTGACAAAAGGAAGCACTAATACTTCTTCTTCAATTCTTTATAGTGTTGCATCTGCTAAAGGTTGTGATGTTACTGTTGTGTGTAAGTCAAGTAGTGGTAAAAAATCTATGGTAAAGTATTCTGTCATTGATGATGGTACTGATATTTACTTTACAGAGATTGGATCGTTAAATACTTCTGCGGATGGATTTACTGCAAGTTTTGATATTACTGCATTGAATGAAACTAGAATTAGTTTAACTCTTTCCGATGATCATTCTAATGGAGACGTGGTTTCGTTCACCCTAGTAACACAAACTATTAAGTAAAATGGCAAGTAATTTAAAAGAATTTGATTCATTAGGCGGATTTTCTGTTGATGAAACAGTTGTTGTAGATGAATCTAGAAATGCTAAAGATTTAAACACCATTGAATTAAAAAATAAATTCTTTAGTGATAGTAATAAAATTAATTATATTTTAAGGGGTAGCAATACTGCTACTTTATCAATTGATGATGTTGGAACTACTATTCCTTTGACTAGTAGTACGATGAATTTTATTACTGGTCATTTTATTGGTGTAAATCCAAATGGAACTGTTTACTCAGGAAAAATTGAGAGTGCAGTAAATTGCAATTCTTCTGGACTAACAACAGTTCTTTCCAGTATGCTAACAATCATCAAACATGATGTTCCAACAGGAGAATCTTGGACCATTGACACATTCACTGCTACTAACAGATTTAGTTATTCTACTATTAGAACAGGAACTACACAACTTATTAAATGGGCTGTATCCACTGAAGTAATTAGTATTGCTTGGTCTTGATGCTAAATATAACAGAGGATTTTAACGGCGGAGCTAGGTAGCACCATGAGTTTTCATATTAATTCCGATAAAGAAAAGATTAGAGGCGTAAACCCTAAACTTATCGGTGATAATGAAGCTACAATCAGGATCGGTACTGGTTCGGATGAACGAGAAGTTTTCCGAGCAGAACTAGATTCCCTGAGTGGATTGCCACGAATTGGTATCAACAGAACAGGTCAGCGAGTAGATACTATTACTGTTGTTACTGGTGGTTCTGGTTATACATCAATTCCAACCGTTAATATCGATCCACCACCAGCTGGTGGTACGCAAGCACTAGCAACAGCGTTTGTTGGCATTAATGGTCAAGTTTCAAACGTTGCTGTTAATGACCCAGGTAGTGGATATACTACTGCTCCTAACGTTACATTTTCTGGTGGTGGCGGTGCAGGTGCTTCAGCAACTGCTACTCTAGATACTGTTGAATTTGAACTTGATATTAATGGTGCTATTAGAACCTCAACGTCTATCATTTCAGATACGGCGAGAGTCTTAAACCTAGATATTGATAACTTTGTTACTCCTGACTTGGAGCTAAGAGCTCCTAACTTAAAAACTTTTGTGAACAATACTGGAGTTCTATTTACTCCAAATGATATTGTCAATAAAGACGAATTTGTATACGCTGATGCAAATGTATACCAGATTTTAAACGACGGTAAAACTGGTGGTACTTTCCCTACACATACAGATGGCATTGTTGTCAGTGGAAATGCTTTAGACGCTCCTGTCGATCCTGGTGTACAGTTAAAGCACATTGGATATAGAGTTAATGATCCAGAAGGATTCCAATACAATCAGACTGGCAATGCAGGTGCATATCCACGTTCTATTACTCCCTTGCTTGGTGATAGATCCGATAAGATTGCTACTACTGAATATGTCCTCAATCTAGCGACAAATGACGTTGGTGGTCGTATTTACGTATCTGAGCAAATTGGTTCTAACTTGAACGATGGTCGTTCTGCTGTTGCTCCTGTACAGACGATTAAGAGAGCAGCACAAATTGCTTGGAGTACACCTGGAATAAAAGAAACAATTATTGTTGCTGGTGGAGATTATGTAGAAGATAACCCAATCTCTCTGCCACCAGATTGTTCAGTTGTTGGTGATAACCTCCGTCTTGTAATTATTCGTCCCCAAAATCCTGGAAAGGATATCTTTAAATTTGGTGATAAAAACTATGTTACTGGAGTAACATATCGTGACCAAGTTGACCCTGTTACTGGTCAGGGTACTGCGACATGGCGATATGCCATGGTGTTTGACGATAAGCAAAGAGTAATCATTGACAATGAAGTTAATGGAGACTTTGGAGTTGACTTCCCAATTGGTCACAAAATTATTGGACCAGATAGATTTAGACTAACTTTTGAATCTAACACTGGTGGATCTAATCTAGTTCCTGGTCTTGATGCTATTTCTGATGTTCTAGGTGCTAGAACTAAAATTATTGCTGTAGCATTTGATGAAATTGCTGGACCATCTGCATTCTTAACAGGTTCTGTTGATGTAGAGATTGTTAGTGGTGGTTTCTCAAACTCAGAAGGATTTACATATTATACTAGTGCTACACAAGGAGCACAAATAAGCGGACTTACTGCTACACAAGCAGCAGGTAGTAACTTAATTAGATTTACAACAGATCCAACTACATTGATTCCTGCAGGATCACTTGTTTATCTTGATGATGTAAATGATGATGTATTTACCGCTGGTTTCTATGAAGTCACTGGTATTTTCACTGATCAAGCACCTGCATATTGGGATGTTAGAATTGGTGGTTTGCTGGGAGCACCAACATTTAATAGTCTTGAAACATTTACTGGTGGTGTTGATGTATATGCTGCTAGCGCAACAACCGCAGGTTTTAATTCAACATCTTCAACATCAATTAGAGCAGAAGGTGAAGTTGTCTCAGTTGACTATGATGTAACAACAGAACTTCCAATTACTAGAATTGACTTCTCTTTACAGGGAGACGCAAGTATTGCTACTGGTGGTTTCCAAAATGAGCAGTTTGGCAACGCAGAAGATCTTGGTGGTATTGTATTCTATACAAACCCACTTGCTGGTGCTAGTAATACTCACGAATTTAAAGAAGGTCAAGAAATTGAACTTTCTGGTTTACCAACAAATAGTCCAGACTTAAGTTTATTAAACGGAAAGCAAAGAATTTACAAAGTATTAGAAGATGCTGATGGTCGTTCTAGAAGATTTGTAATTCCAAAGAAAATTCCATCAATCACAACTGGCAATTTTGACCCAGGACAATTTGCAAAAGTAAAATCATACGCTAAGAGTATCACTTTATCTCTTAGAAACTCTCCAAGTAAGTTCCCTCTTGCAACTCCTGTAGACAGAAGATATCAAGATGCTGTTACTTACATTCGTAACAACAGGGACTTTATTGCAGATGAAGTTGTAGGAAGAATTAATTATCAATTTGCAAAAGAATATTATTCAGTATACAACGTATCTGGAAATTCTTTTGATATTTACCTTGGACTAAGCACATTTCCACACACTTATGTAAGTGGGGGAACAGTAACCTTTGGAGGATCCACGTATAATATTACTGGATTTACTTGGGATAATGCAGTTACTGGCGTTGCTACAGTTACTACAGCATCTGCTGTAGGAGCCAATGAAGATGATACCGTAAAACTGGCAGATCTACTGATTTCTTGTGCAAATGGTCAGAAGATTTATCCGAGTTTTAGTATCCCAGTAGATGACGAACAATGCCGTCAGGATATTGTACACTTCTTGAATGCTCTAGTAAGAGACTTAGAATTTGGAACTAACCACAACATTATCGAAGCGGGCAAGAAGTATATTGTCGGTGCAAAGATTGATTATGTAGACAATGAAATCATCCAGACTGTACGTGCAATTGAATATGCTAGAGAACTAGCAATCTATGCAATGTGTAACTGGAGAACTGGAAATAGACAACCAAGCGATCCAGTTTATGCTCCTGAGTATTCTTCGGTTGCAAGATACTTTGATGACAGTGTAATTACAGCAACAGCAGGAACACCTGCTTGCGATGATGTAAGATCTGCTATCGACACTCTTGCATATCTCTATATCGATGTTGTTGCTAATAACACATCGGGAACATATCTCGATGCAGCATATCTAATTGCTCGCAACAGAGATCTAATTGCTGATCAAGCATACTTAGAGACTTTAGTAGCATATCCTGGTCTTGGACTCAGCAACGTTGACGAGAGAAAGTGCCGTAGAGACATCAACTACATCATTGGTGGTTTGATTAGGGACCTTTCATTAGGTGGAAACTCTGGTATTGTAACTGCTGCAGAAAGTTATTACAATGGTACAACTTTGGTTGGTGTTCCCCCAGCAGAACTTGGTGCTACTAGATATGCATTTACAAGAACTGGTGTTCTTGCTATTGCAGCAATGCGTAACTGGAAGGATGCTTCTGGAAATGCATATACAACTACATCACCAATTCCACAGTTTACAGATGCAACAATTCTAGCAGATCCATCTGGCAATCCTTTATGTGCCAATGTTGAGTCAACCATCAACACAGAGATGGCATTGTTGGATGGTATTTTAGAATATGCAGAAAATCCATCAAGTGGAACTGCTATTGTTCCTGGATCTACTACGCAAACTTTCGGAACTCTATACGATACCGTACAAATTATTACGTATCCAGATAGTTATATCTACGATACACAGGGAACCAGAATGGCGGTTCGTGCTGATTACGATGATTTCCCAATTATCGAGGCATCACCATATACTCAGAATGCTTCTGTAATCTCTTCTGCTGGTGGTAGCGGCGCTGAAATTGATGGTGATAAAGTCAAACAACCTAACTGTCCTTTCCCTGGTCTAGAAGATGATGGTTCCGCATCATTCCCCAACCAGGGTAAATCCATGGTTGCTGCAGCATTCACCATTGTATCTCAAGGTGGAACTGGATATATTATTAAGAATGATGGTTATGTCCAGTTAGTCTCTGTTTTCTGTATCTTCTGTCAAGATGGCGTCTTAGCAGAGAGTGGTGGTTATGCATCTATTACCAACTCTGCTACAAACTTTGGTATCTATGCACTGAGAGCAAACGGATTTAGAAGAGATGCTTATACTTTCGACCAAGCAACGATTCAATCGATTAGTCAGACTGCTGCTGGCAGAACTACTATGACCCTAACTGGTCTTGGTAGAGCTCCGCTAGAGCATTACATTGCCAAGATTCCTGGTTACTCAACACAAGCAAGCAACATTGAATTCTTTATTGATGATGTAAGTGCTGTCTCTGTTGCAGCACCATTTACAGCAACTATCACATTAGCAAATGGTGATGGTAATGATCCTCTCGTACTCGTTAGAGATTCTGATGGAGCAACTATCAGTGGTTTAACAGCACTACAACAAGAGCTAACACCTGCTGGTTCTGCTAATTCTGCAATTGCTTTCCATAGACCTTCTATTGTTAACTCTTCTTCTCATACATGGGAATATGCTGGTGCTGGTATTACATATAATGCACTACCAGAAAACGGTGGTGTTAAGAACGAAGCATTTGAACAAGTAGACGGACCAACTGAAAACTATGGTCGTGTTTATGTTTCTGGTACTGACGAACTTGGTGACTTCAAGGTTGGTA